TTCTTCATCTTTCTCCCCTAAAGTGAACGGGGGTAGCCGAAGCTACCCCCTCAACACTTACGACAGGTCGTAAACAGCCGCGTGGGCTTTCGGTGCTGAAACTTTGAGTGTCCATTCAGTGATGATTTGGAACTTCTCAGAGTCACCCGTCTTCGCCATTTCTTGAACGGTGAAGTTACGGTTAGGCAGTGTGCAGACAGAAGCGTAATCGCTGTCCAAAAGATACACACGGTCATCCGAAGCAAAACGGTCGATTACAACGTCAAGCTGGCCGAAGTCGCTCAGATAAAGCGAAACTGACCCAACGATAGCTGCTTCACGAGGAGCAGTATAGTTGATTTGGTTGGTTGCAACTGAACCGCTGTTCAAGTCGCTGAAAGCGGCTTTCTTAGCAGGAGAAACAACCAGCATGTTAGGCTGACCACCATCGGTGTAAGCAGCTTGCATTGCAGTGTCGATTTGAGCCAGAGTCAAAGCGCGGTTCGTGCCTGACATATCAGGAACATCCGTGCCGTCACCAGTAGCAGCAGAAGTGCCAGAAGCATCATCTACGTTGGTAATCCAGCTTGACAAAGTACCAGCTTTACGCGGGTCAGAAGCAGAACGTGCAGTATCAGAGTGCAGATACTTTTCGATGTCACGACGCAGCTCAAGACCTTTCAAAACTTTTTGATAGGCAACTTCTTTGTCGCGGCCTGCTTTATCAACAGCGTCCAGAGTACCAGAAACTTGTGCATCTTTTTGCGAGATTTGCATGTAGTTGCCCAAGCGAGTAGTGGCAGTCGGCGTATCATAAGTAGCGTCAGCACCTTCGTTCTGGTAGTTGGTTGCTGAAGCAGCAGCCAGTTCTTGTACTTGCCATTCGACAAATACGCCATTTCCTGTCTCTTTTTTCAGAGCAGAAAAGATGGGGGTTTCATCAGGGTCGATGCGAGTGATTACGTCACTCAGGTCTTCCCGTTCACCAATAGCATTGGCAGTAGTAAATTGAGCCATTTTAAGACCTCATTCTCTCTAATATTAAGTCCACAGCAGCATCTTTGCTGCCAGTTTTATTTAGGCGTTCAAGTGCCTGTTTGTCACGATTAGCTCTGACTTGCTTCTTGGACTTTGGAGTACCAGACTTAACTGCTTTTGGTGCTTTGCGAACCTTCTTCTGAGCAGCAGGCTTCTTAGCCATAAGCTCATCGTAGAGGTGCGCCTTGCGTAAGACTTCGATTGCACGAGAGTCACTAGCCGTCGCCAGTTCTTCTTCACTGTAACCGATGCGCTGTGCATAAGAGATAACATTTTGCTTCTCTCGCATAGCCACTTCGTCATCACGCCATTCAGGAATACGTTCAAGCAACTGCTTCTGTTGCTCTGCAAGATACGCTTGGTGCTGTTGCGCCATTTGCTCTTGATTCTCTCGTTCTACCCTTGCACGTTCTGCTTGTACCTTTGCCACATTTTCTTTGCGGTCACGGAAAGCATCACGTTGCTTGGCCCATTCGAGAGGGTCTTCCTGATAGAGCTTATCCCAATATTCTTTGGGTTGCTCTGGCACTGAGTTAAGCTGGGCTTCAATAGCTTCCAAAGCTCGCCCATACTTCTCGCGTTGCTGCGCTAAAGCTGCCGATTCTGCCTCAGAAGTCTTGCGAAGTTCTGCGGCTTCTTGCATACGCTTTTGCGCGGCTTGTTCTAGCTGATATGATTTGACAAGCTCCTCAGAGGTTACTTGTATTTCCTCACCATCAACTTTTACGGTATGAAGTTCTTCCTCAACGTACTCTACGTCTTCGGGGTCAACGTCATACTCTTCATCATCAAATTCCTCTTCCGACTCAGATAGCTCTTCAGCGTCATCGTCTTCCAGTTCCTCTTCAGATGTGGCTTCAACTTCTTCAGCATCTTCAAGAATCTCTTCTTGCTCTACTGCTTCTGTTTCAGCTACAGGCTCTTGAATATCGCCGCTTGCCTCTTCAGGGGCGTTGGTATTCAAGAGAAGGTCAACAGCTTGACCTTTGTTTAGAGATTCACCAGCTCCTAACAGGGTACTAGGTTCGTCACTCATTTTTAATCTCCTCTACGGATTCTTTAGGAGTTTAACTCCAGTTTCGCTAAGTCACCTGTCTCGATGACTTCTGACAAATGGCCTCGCACCACCATTAGTGCTTGGTACATTTGAAAGAGCGTTTCTCGTTCATCTTGCGATGACGAGGAATCTTTCAGTGCGTTCATGTACTTCTCCTCAAGCACATTAAACGCTTCAACAATCAAAGGGTCGCGTATCAATGCTTTGGCGCGTTCACCCCTGTTTTGTTCTTCCCTTCTTTTCCCTTCATTCATCGGCAGTCTCCTCTACTGTTGCAAAGTAGCAACACAATGCTTTTTAGGCAATAGGCAATCAGAAAAGACCGCCAAGATTAATATTGGTAAAATCAATACCCTTAAACAAATTTTTAAAATAATCGTCTAAATCAGGCACAGCAGAAGCTGCGGGAGTAGGCTCTGGCTTTGGCTTGGTTGCCTCAGCATATTCTGAGTCAGATATTCTTTCGGAGCTAGTTGTTTTTTCCAACTCATAGCGCGTTTTATCACCGACCTCGACAGGCACTAGACTATAGCTGGTCGTGGTTCTATGTGGCTTATCTCTGTATCCCCTACCAATCTTAACAGCCTTCTTGCCATATGTTTCCTTAAAGTTATCATCAGCCCAAGACTGAGCAGCTTCTTGAGTTGCAAAACTCGCTCTGCTTGTCACCGTTCTTTTTCTTGTTCTTGTTCCCCCAGTTATCATTTCCTCGCCTGTACCATCTGTCATGTCATACATTTTGGCTGCATACTCATCTCTGCCCTTATCAAGGTGGTCAGTCACAAATGAAGCAAAGGCTTCATTCGAAGTAAGGATTTCAGACGGTGTATTTTCTGTTGGTTTAAGAACGCCATTTTGCAGCAGTTTAACAACAAAATCTTCTGAGCCAACAGACGCACCCTTCATGTTGCGAGCAAGATAATAACCACTTGTTTGTAGCTTCATAATATTTTCTGGCGCAGCGTTAAGGGCTTGCTCATCAATCTCAAAACCATAATTATCTACAAGGCTGTTAGCCATAGACACGCCAGAGTTCATTGTTTCTTGTGCAAATTTATCGCCCACACCACGATATGTGTCTGCTGCGCGTACACCGCCACCAACGGCAAACCTACCGTCTTTGAGGTCAAAATCCCCCTGAATACGCGCATAAGTTCCAGCAGCGCCGCCCTTTAGAGCGGATGTTATTGGCTTAACAAGAGATGCCGCCGTAAAGAACGTCCCAAGCCCCGCAGGCAAAAACCCCGAAGCTGGCGCGCCAGACGCAGATGCTGTTGTTACACCCGCTAGGCTTGCGATTTCATTCGCTGCACTGATGACATTAACTGCCTCTGCTGGAGTTTCGATGCCACCCTCAAGGTCCTCAAGCCCTGTCAGGATTGTTCCTATGCTTGCAATCTTATCGCCAGCAGGTAGGCCACTTGGCTCTAGAGGCCCTGTTTCTTTGTAAGTTGTAACAAGGTCATTAGCGGCAGAGTAAGCATTTGTTAGGCTTTCTGCATCTGGATTCTCAAAAGCATCGACAATAGAATCAATATCAGCAATAGTAGCAAGCGTCTCACCGACTACTGGGGGAACGATTGGAGCGCCTTCGTCAATTTTTTCAACAATTTCTGGGAAGTTTTTATTAATAACCTCACTACCGACAATAAATTCTTTGGCATCAAAACCAATGTCGTTAATCGCAGTTATGGCCTTGTCAACATTTACTGACGACGGATTTTCAATCATGTTTTCTACATCAGCATACGCGCCAACAAGATTGGCTGTTGTTTCAGGCAATGAGTCTAAGAATGACTTAGCATCATCTTCGAAACTTTTTACAATCTCTGGTGTGTCTATTGCTTCGTCTAAGCTCTCTGAGATTTTAGACAAAACACTTTCAGAGCCTTCTTCGCTTGGCTGGTTTATATATTCACCAATAGCCTTCAAAGGAATTTTTGCTACGTCTTCAATCGGGTCAAGCACAGCTTGCTGTATAACTTCTTCCACAGGGTCAAGTATGATTTTAGCCACATCTTCTGTGGGATCTAACGCATACTGCTGCACGAACTCTTCCACTGGGTCAGCAACAGCTTTGAAGGCATCCTCTGTAGGGTCGAGCATCTTCTGCTGGACAAACTCTTCAGTGGGGTCAATCACGCCACGCTTAATAGCTTCCTCAACTTCACCAAGAGGCTCTTGGGCAATCGGATAAATCTGACGCAAAGCCTCTGTTGCTGCAAGAGAACCAGCCAAGTCAAATGGCTCATCCTCTGGTGCACTAGGCAATGTCTGCATAGGCATATATAAACCGCCACGATACATGTCACCAAACATAGTCGGGTCTAATGCAATGCTCTCCTGAAAGGCTCTTTCAAGGTCAGCATACTCGTCAACATATTGTTGCGGCATTAATGGCTGTATTGTGTCAACCTCTGGGGCTTGACCAAATACACCCTGACTTGGCGCAAACAGTGTGGGGCTAATCTGCTCAAAGTCTTTCATAAACTCTGGCAGATTCTCTGGGCTATATGCTTGCGTAAAAGACGGGCGGTCTATGTATGCAATAGACGAGCCAGCGGTCTGCGGTGTGGCAAGCATAGGGGGTGCAGCCGTAATGCTAGGCGCAGAAATGCCAGTGGGTGCAGCGACATTCAAAATGTCCTGCAAGTCCTCAAAAGATAATGTTTGAGGAACGGCCATGATTAGACCCTCGGCAGATTAACAGATGTCTCAATATCTGAGCGCAGCTTCTCCAAACGTAACTGACGCTCAAACTCCAATTCCTGACGGCGCAAGTCCAACTCAGCAGCCATCTTCTCACGCTCAAACTGCAACTCAAGTTGCATCTTCTCACGCTTGAGAGCCAGTTCATTTTCAGCCTTAGCCATCTCCATTTGCATTTGTGGATTCGGGCCTTGCTGTTGTGGTGGCGCAGGCGGTGCATTACGCGGGTCTTGGAAGAACTCGCTGGCATCTTTGAAGCCAGAAAGCTCTGCAATCTTAGACAGCGTATTGCGATATTGGATAGGCGTAACAATCGGATTATTTGGCCCCATTGTCGCCATTATTCCTTCTTGCTTCGCAGCAATCTGGAACAGGGTAGCAAGCTGCTGCTCACGCTGACCAGTGCCAAGACCTACGTTAATCTGCACGTCGTACATGTTGTCCCACTGACGCGGGTCCATTGTCACGAAGTTATTACGCAGGCGAATAATCTTCTCTTTGTTTTGATACTTCGTAACCAAGTGCAAGATGCCACGGAACAATGCGCGTACACCTGTCTCAGCAAACACACGAGCAATCATCTCAATCTTGCCTTGCGAAGCAGCTTGCATAGCAGCCACAGCAGTCGCGGTAGTGGACTGCAATGCGTCTGCATCCAAGCCCATTGACTGCTTGCTAATGCCAGTACGCTGCTCACGCACACTGTCCATATAGTTCAGTGCAGGGAAGACAGAAGAAGAAACTTCAGGAACTTGCAGGGGCTGAACCGCCCCAGCGGTACGAGTACGCACGATGCCGCCGGGGCGGTTCGTCAACAAGTCATCGAGGTTTACTTGGCCTTCAACGGCAACAACACGAGCATTGTTAGTGTTGTAGATGTTGTCGAGCAACTGACGCATCAGGGTAGATTTGATAAGCTGCACATCCATCACAAGCTCTGCAACCGAGCGACCAATCGCACGGTGCGGCATCAGGATAGGTGACAGGATAGCAAATGGAAGCTGGTCACACTCTTCGTTTTCAAGAACGTGGTAGCCGTTGCCTACTGTGAGAACACGACGAAACTCAGCCACCCCGTCCCCATCATAGTCAGAACGAATATAACATTCCGTAACGAGAACATCTCGCATGGTCGGGTCAAGGCTGTCGTAAGGAGCGCCTCCTTCAAGGTCTTCAAACCTGCTGGTTCTTTCTTCTGACGTTTCAACATCTGAGACTCCTGCATATTTTTCTATCTCATCTCTGCTGTAACCCATCTGCACAAGGTCACTGACAGACATTGACGAGCGATGCGCTACAAAGTCAGCATCCTCAAGCGACTTCGCACGACTGGTAATTAAAAACTCTTCTGGCGGCACATTCTCAATGCAGACCTTACCGTCTGTCTTGGTGCGCTTAACTTTGATGTCATAGAGAACGGGAGCAGGAATCATCATACCGTCGGGGGTAATCATGTCCTCACCGAGGGTACGCTCGTCTTGCTCAACAATCTCGACTTCTGGGTCTGCAAGAATGACAGTCAGTTCTTCATCATTGAGGTCAGCATATTCTTCTGTCTCAATATCTGTCTTCTCATCCCAGTAAAACTTAACGACACCGTTTTTCAGAATCAAAGCATCTTTGAACCAGTTGTGCATGATTTCAAAACCACGGTTATCATTGTTGATAACCCAGTTGCAGTAATCACTAGCTTGTTCAGCTACAGCTACATCTTCTGGCCCGTGAGGTGCGAAACGCACATACTCTTCAGACTGCGTAAAGATACGCATTAAGGACGGCATGATATGTTCGATGGTATCAGATACCTCAGTGCTAACAACTTGAGAGCGGTCTGGCTGTTCATTGCCAAACGGTTCACCCAAGTAGTAGTCCATCGCGTCGATACGGTCTTGCGAGTACTCCGTATCGTAGTGACCTAGCGCCTGTTCAATCTCATTGCGAACAATGCCTTGAAACTCAATGTCGTCCATTTTAGCCATGACTATGCTTTCTTAGATGCTTTAGCCTTTTTAGCTACTTTAGCTACTTTGGGCTTTTCCTTAACAACAGGAGCTTCACTTAGCGGCTTGCGACAGCCTTTGCAACGCTCTGTATAACCATTTGGATTGGGGTATCCGCAGTGTGGGCAAATCATTTCTCTGTCCT